TTTTGGAAGAAAGCTGTAACCTGATCTCGAGCCATCATGCCTATGTGATCTTGTACATGTGCATGTAACATCAAAAATCCTTGTGGATTTGCCTGTGATGCTGGATTTGCCAAGAAAGGTATGTGTGCTCTAACATGTGCTTCATGATCCTGCTCGGGAAAAGCCTGTAAAGGCATACCTTTTAGTGCATTTCCGTTCTCGGTTGCTGGATCAATAGGTGCTGGTTGTGGTGGCTCGGGCAAAATTGCGTCAATATTCTTAATATCTAACGCATCATACATCCTTCTGTACGCCTCACGAAGATTGTGCATCTGTGGTGCGGCTTGTGCCATCTGTAATTGTGTTTGAGCAAGCGATAATCGCTGTGCCATAGAAAAAATGTTCGGATCTGACACTGGAAGTATGTCTACACGACCATCAAAGTCCTGTTGCATGGTCTCTGGAGGCACATTTCCAACAAAATATGGGTATGGAACGGGATTTTCGCTAAAAATCTCCGATAACATGCGAAATTCTTGCTTTTGTCCGTAATGTAGACGCTTATGTATGCTTGAAATGATCTTTGAACCCTGTTCAATGAGTGCAACAGTCGTTCCAACAGGTGCTTGTGAGTTAACATCCGCTATTTTTGCGTCAGCAACCTGTGCAAAACGCTTTCCAGAGTCAACAACAACGCCCAAAAGGTTCGCTAATGTGGCAGATGGCTCTTTGTATGGCAGTGGGATGATGGAATTTTTGAGATCACCACCTGGTACATCGATATCTCTGAACTCACCAGGGTTAAGAGGCTCATCATCATTACGAATACGAACACCTCTCGACTTAAAACCAGCTGGGAGATTAGATAAAGTACCCGCATCGATCAACTGCCTTAGAATCGATGTCGCTGCACGAGATAATCCACCGATTGTGTGCAGTAACCCGAATCCATAAAAACCAAAACCCGGTAAAAATTTGAAATGAACAAAATATTGTCTTTTTCTCTTTAATGGGTCTTGCTCTCTAAAGTTTCTAACCACCGATAACACTTTTCCAGAGTTTTGATCAATGGTAACAATATAAGGGAGCATAACCCCCGAAGGATTCCCCTCCATATCCAAGTCTTCAAAACCTTCCAGATCCAAGTCAATGTGACATTCCAGTAACGTATAAGAGTCATCAGAGTAGTTTGGACGTAATCCCAACAACTCGTCAGCACGCTCTTGGATAGCACCTTCGTCTTCGCCATCGCTTGCTTCAGATAATTCAACATCTCTATATACTCCTGCTACTTGTAGTTTGCGAACATCATTATACGACATTGTGACAACATGTGTAACTCTTTCTGCTGTCATTAAGTCAGACGCAGAATACGGAACTACTAAATCTTCGGCTGGTACAAACTTGGAAACTGCTCTCTGTTTTGTTTCATCAAAGTAAACTTTCTTAAAAGTAGAACCTGTTAACGGCAAATAAAATAACATTTGATCTGTATCAGCATCGTATTCTTCCATAACTTCGGTTAACTGATAATTCATAAAATCTTCTACACGCTGTGCCTGATCTTCAGTCTCCTTGGTCGGTGCACCAAGAATCTGAGTCTTTACAGGACCGCCACTTGGTAACATTTCTTTGTAAGCCTGTGCTTGGAACTGGGTCACTGCTTCTGATAAAAGTGGATGAGTTACACCACTAGCACCCATAAATGGCTCACTTCTGTCTTCATAGTTGATACCAAGTAAACCTAAACCTTTTGCAATCGCTTCTTCCCAGTCCTCTCTTGATTCAACATCTTCACGAAACTTTGACTGAATATCAGAAGACAAATCTCCTAGAACAGAATCATCAAGAACTTCTGCAAGATTGGCTGTGTGATTATATTCTTCGGCTTCAACTTCAATTTCTTCTTCGCCAGCCATCTCAATGCCCTCGGGCATTTCTTCTGTTTCATCTACTGAAACTTCGATTTCAGCATCATCGTCCACCATCGATGGTCCACCTGCTCCCATAGATGGTTCCACCATTCCTGCGATTTGTCTAGGTTCTGTTGCCATTAGTATATCCTCGTGGTTCGTTTTTTGTTTGGTAACATTCTATCAGAGAATCTATTTTCAATTTCTATGTAAACTCCTTGGCTCGCTCTCACAGCACCACCTCTTTTCCAGCTTCCTGTGTCTTTGTATCTTTGAAAAGCCTGCATTAGTTTTCTTGTATCACCATCAATCCCCGGTGCATTTATTGTTGGTGGTTTTTGACGAGCTATACTTTTTTGTAAGTCAGCTGCTGCTTTTGCTCTCTCTTTTTTCGCTTGTTGTTCTGCTTTCACGGCTTGATTCTTTTTTTCTTGTGCAGCTAATTGTTTAGCTTCTCTAAATTTGTTTCTTTGTTCTGCCACTATCCCTGCTGGTTTTCTCAATCCTGGAACTTGATTATAAGATATTCTTCTAAGACGTTTATCAATATCACTATCTGATCCTGCAAATCTCAATAAATCATTATAACTTTGAAGATCTGAATCTATTAAACGTCTTCTTATTTCACCATCAGACATACCAGCTAATTCATTTTTTGGAATATCTTCAATGTTCCTTGGAGTGTACGCCTCATCTGGCTTAAGAAAAACACTCTCGTCTCTCGTTCTCCTTCTAACAGGTTGTACTGTGACTTCTTCAGCTTTTACAGTTTCTCTTAATTTTCCGTCCTTAGATTGTATAGTAACAGTTTTTGCATATGGGTTTACTTTTTCAACAACACCATTATCTATCTTCTTCGAACTAACAGTGCTACCCTTCTTAACCATAGCCTTGGTCGCAGATTTAAGACCCTGTTTTATTAACTCACCAAAACCTGACATTAATAATATTCCCTTGCTCTTTTTGGATACCAGTCCTCTGGAATCTCTTCGCCTCTTAAATCTATAAAACCACCCTGCCTAAAACGCATCAACGCTAACGTCATACTATCACAATAATCATCGTGATCTCCATTCGGAAAAGATGCAACCTCCTCTATCACATCTTCCGCAAACTTCTCACCATCAGGATACCACACTTTTCCCGATTCGAAAATAGGCGATACAATGTGCATCCTCATCGTCTTATCCATACCTCCACCACCTTTTCGCCTACCAGGACTAAATGTGGAAACAGGTAGATTTAATAACCTTAGTTCATCTGCCAAAGGTTGTCCACTCGCTTTTGCCTCAATCAACATTACATCAGGCTCCCAGTATTCGTTCTGATCTATCGCAATCTCCTTCAACTCTGGAAAACTCCACCGACCCTTTTGTGCATCTAACATTATTAAATGCTGATCGCCATTCTCCCTCGGCTCAAAAACACCCCATGTCGTTATCGCACTATAGTCAGCAGTCTCTTTTCTACTATATGCAGTATCGTAACTCTGAATTATATAATCCAACCTCGGTGTGTCAGTCCTCTCCCAAGTCTGCCACCAATCCCTTTTTATCATCGCAACAGCCTCACTGGTCGGATTCTGTTGCCATTGTGCATTCCACTTGGTCGGGGACAGTGATGCCTTGACCTTCAATAACTCGTCAGTTTCCCAAAACTCGGGCCACAAAGGTTTGTCATTCGGCAATATCGCTGGAAATTCTATCACCTCCCATTGATCCGCCATAGTATCTTTCGCCATATTCTGTATCAATCGTCCCGTCAAATCCTTCTTCGACCACCTTGTCTGCACAATTATAATGGTTCCCCCCGGTTGCAATCTCTGTCGAGGACCCGATGTGTACCACTCGTATGTATTATCATAAGCAACCGTGGACAGTGCATCTTGTTCCGAGTGCGGATCGTCAATAATCAATAAGTCAGCACCTCGACCCGTCATCGCAGCACCAACCCCCGCAGCAAAATACTCACCACCAGCACTCGTCTCCCAACGACCTGCTGCCTGACTGTCCTGTTTCAAATCCGTGTTCGGAAAAATCTCACCATAAATCGGATCAGCAATCAAATCCCTAACCTTCCTACCAAACCTCACAGCAAGCTCCGTGTTCATCGTAGCCTGTATGATTTTTAATTTAGGATTACGGCCCAGGAACCACGATGGCATTAAATATGACGCTAATTCTGACTTCGAGTGTCTAGGAGGCATGTTGATTATCAAACGCTTCAAGTTACCCGATGCAATGTCCTCGAGCTTTTCAGCTATGATTCTATGGTGTCTGCCCTCAATAAAACCCTGATATACATGCTTGGCGTAAGATAAGAATTTAGTTTGTGCCTCTTCACGAGTATCAAGACGCTTGCATTGTTCTTCCAGTAACAGGAGTTCCTGTAACACTTCTTTTGGTAGAGCTTCAAAGTTCATGCCCGAACAATAATATATCTGAATGAAAATATCAATGCTTGTAGTATATGATGCTGTTAGTTACCCTGTATGTCGTATATAGGGGGTGGGGGTGTATATAGTATAAAAGTTATTTTGCTTTTTCATTTAGTAACCCTTTACTCCACCCTAGTACGCAAACCCACCCCTACGGTCATGTGTAACCAAAATAAATCGGACAGCAAGCCAGTGATTATGTATATTTATAATATAAGAAGGAAACATAAAGTAGACCTTCACAATGCCAAAGGAGTTAGTTATGGCAGAATTAACGAAACACCATGTTACGGAGGTGAAGATCCGTAAAAGAAAGCATAAAACTTTCAATGTCGTAAGGATAACTGTTGTATCACAAAGGAAAGGGCAGGCTTCAGAAGAATTAGAGCTTACTCTTCATACAGATCAAAAGTTTCCTTCAATGAAAATAGGAAAGATCGAACACATAGGATAACTCCTAGGCTGGGCAGAAATGCCCAGCCATTAACCAAACGAAAGGAAAAGTTATGTTAAATATACCTTACATTCAAGATCCAGCCCACGGCTGGGCTGTCGTGAAGAGAGATCTTCTGCCCAAGTTAAGACTAAACGAGAGACAATTTCCGTTTTCTTATCTATCACCGAAAGGCGAGTTTATAGCTCTCGAAGAAGATTGTGAAATGCCACAATTACTCAAAGCGTTAGACGCTCACCAAATATCATATACTTTGGTGGATAAGCTGGTCGAATACGAAGATCCAGATAATCCAAGAAACTGGGTGTAACCTACAGCTGGGGAGTCAAGCTCCCCAGCATCTACTGATGACCGTAGGTACTCCACCCAAAAACGCAGTCCCACCCCAACGGTCATGTCTAGCCTAAATAAATATGCAGACCAGTTAAAAAATGTGTATATTTATAATATAACTTAACCAACAAAAAGGAGGCAGAAATGTCAAATGTTGAGCAAGAAATCACCGACTTAATCGGTGAAGTAATCGAAGACAGTGATGTTGTTGAAACCGCTGTAGACAACGCACTAAATAATAACTACGACTTTCAAGATATGCAGAGTAGAATGGACTCTTTAGAAAGTCAGGTGGATACAAATGCCCTTGATACTGATCAGATACTTATGCGACTAGCTAACCTGATCGTCAAAGATGATCCATCGAATAAGGTAATAGTGTATATGTCTCATATCGATGGTCTCAAGAAAGAGATCGAAGATCTGAAGAAGGCACTAGCAGACAAGGAGGAAACTGCTAATGGGTAAGACTCCACTTTTCA